GTCGCGCACGTTAGGTCGGTCGTCGCGGAGAGGTCGCACCCGCCGATAGCGTAGGTGTTATAGACCTCCTCGGGCTTGAATGTTGCCTCGTTTACTGCGTCCTCATAGGAGAGCCACGATGCCGCGCCGGTCGCCTTTACGTTAAAGTCCTTGCAGAGAACGCCGGGCAAGTCCTCGGGATTTTTCTTTGCTCGCTCTACGAAGTCGGCGAGCGTGGTATATTGCTTTATCGTCCCGAGGCCGGGATTTGCCTTTATCCATGCCGTCGGGTCTGTCCACTCCTCGCGCTTGTCGAGCTCGTAGAGGACGGGGAGGAAACGCTCGTCGGTCGTCTGTCCGTCGGCGACCTCGCAAGCGTAGCCGTAAAGGTTATCGAAAACAGACTCGCGCACCGTGCCGGACGTGGTAATCATAATCACGAGCGGCTGTCGGCGGCTCGAGGTCGATTGCTTCATAACCTCGTAGAGATTGCGGTCGCGGATAGCGTGGACCTCGTCGATAATGACGGCGTGAGAGTTGAGGCCGTCGAGGGTATTCGAGTCCGAGGCCAACGCCTCGAACTTGGAGGCCGTCGCCGGAAAGTAAATGTCGTTGCGGCGCTTTTTGAGAATGGCGGAGAGCTCCGGGCTCTGCTTCACCATGTTTACGGCCTCTGTGAGCGTCTTTTTCGCTTGGTCTTTCTTGGTCGCTACGGAGTAAATCTCCGCCGCGCCCTCGTAGTCTGCGACGAGCATATAGAGCGCAAGAGCCGCGAGGAGCGTACTCTTGCCGTTCTTTCGCCCAACGAGAAAGAGTGTCTCTCGAAAGCGCCGGTATCCCGTCGCCCTCTCGAGCCACCCGAAAAGGAGTTGTATAAATGCCTTTTGGAAAAGCTCGAGCGTCAGAGACTCGCCGAGCGTTCCTTGTGACTGCTTGCAAAACCGCTCAACGAAGATAATCGGCCTTTCGCCGACGGCCTCGTCGAAGTAATACGGCGAGCTCTCGTCCGCCGCGTCCATTTCCGCCACGAGGCGACCGTACACGGCTTTTACCCGTCGGCTCGTGACGATTTCGCCGGAGGAAATCCGCTCCCAATATTCCCGGACGTAGTTCACTACTTGCCCGACCGGGCGGCGGGTTTTGTGATAAAGCTCATAAGCTCGTCACCCGCCGATTTCTTTTCTTTCTCCGGGAGCAACGCGACGAGTTGGTTTGTGAGAGCGGAAAAGGATTTTATCGTCGTGTTGTAGGCACGGAGAGCCGGGGACTCCCGGCGGAGCTTTTGCGCCCCCTGTACGAAATCCTCTATCAAGTCGCCGTTGTTGATTTCGTCGGCGAGGCGTTCCAGCGTGACGGAGGTCACGGCGAATTGATTGATAAGCCCCTCGGCAAACTGCCGCTTTTCGGGAGGCATTTCTCTGAAAAGCCGTTTAATTTTCTTCTTTTTCGCCTCAATTTTTTCAGAAATCGAGAGCTCGTCGTAGCTTTTTTTATTTGCCGCCATATAATGAGTAAACCTCCCTCCGCCCCGGTTTTACCCCCCCTCATGTGCGCGCCCGGGTCGGTTCTTCCGAGGATTGAGGCGCGGTTACTTACCGGGTATCTATTTCGGCGCACCCCGGGGGGTATGTGGTGCTGTGATAATATTTCCGTCTGCATCGAAAGCGAGGCCGTCGGCAAGCGGCGGCGTTCCCTCGTGTATCAATGCGTGACACGTCCGGCAAACTGTCTCGAGGTTATCCTCGCCGAGTGCGATTGCCGGGTCGTCGATGTTTCTCGGCGTGAGCTCTATCTTGTGATGCACGATAACGCCGGGCTCGCCACAATGGACGCATAGCCCCGCGTCGCGCTTGAGAATATACGCTCGTGTGCGTCTCCATGTCGGAGACTCGTAAAACGCTTTTGCAAACTCTCTCATGCTCTCCGCCTCCGAATGGGTAAAGAGAACGCCCCGCACGGCCTCAAGCGTCCTCACGCATAAGCGCAAGGGCTCGACCATGTAGGGCGCACGGCGGCGAGGTTTCCCTCGACCTCTCTTTACGCCTCAATGATAGCACGGGGAAAATGCAAGTTTCCATACGGATTTTTTTCGATACATGAGAATAAGTTAGAAAACGCCTCACATAGACGGCATAGCTCCCGCGCCGAAGTAGAGGAGAGCGAAGCGCACGAGCGCCTTGTTACGGAGGTCGTAGAGGCTCGACGTGGACGAATAGCATACGGCCTCCGTGATTTCGTCCTTGCTCTTGCGTTCGATGTACCAAAGCCGGAGGATACGCGCGTCGTCCTCGTCCATCTGCGCGAGCACGTCGTCGATTTCCTCGACCTTATCCCGGGTAACTTGGATTTCCCGCATAACCTCGGCGAGCTCGAGGCAGTCCGCGAGCGCGTCGTTTACAGATTTCGCACCCGTGTACGGTTTAGACATATCCGCCGACGGATACTCCGACGGCGCGCCGTATCGTAAAATGCGCTCCTTTTTCCGCTCGAGATTGCCTAAAGCCGTCTCGAGCAAGCCGCGAGCGCGGAGAGTTTTCTCCGCCGCCTCGAAATAGTTAATCATTAGCTCGCCCTCCTCGTGCGTTATCGTGGTTTAGGCGCGTTTCCCTCCGTGGCGGTATTCGCGTCCCTTGTTGTACTCATGCTTTGCCATGAGCACGGCCTCAACGTCCACGCCCATATAGGCGAGGTAATCGAGGATGCGGATAATCGCGTCGCAAAGCTCGACGGCGACTCCCTCCGGCTTACAAGTGCCGGTTTTTTCGTCCTTGTCGCAAGCGCCCTCGAACTCGCACACCGCGCCCGGGATACCACAGCACCCGTAAATAGCCGGATTGCCGTCGCGCCACTCCTCGAGCGCCTCCGACACTTCCGAATGAATGAGCGCGGCGACCTCGGGAAAGCTCCGAGCCGTCTCCCACCATCCATGCGCGACCGCGTTTTCGTGGACTTCTTTCGCAAATTCGTTTACTGTCATTTTCGTTTCCTCCGTTTCGGTTTTATAAATACACCGTCCCGCCGATAAAAGCGGGCGACGATATACTTTCCTCCGTTTACGTCGTTGTGCCATGCGCCAGCATCCGCGAGGAAATAGCCCGGATAGAGCCTTTCATACTCTGCGTTGTTGGTCGTGTCACGGGCGAGCTCCTCGGCGCGCTTGCCGGAGATACGCCCGTCCCGTGTTTTCGGCTCCGGGTCGATAAGGTTTTTCGAGGCGTTCCATGCTCGAGCATAGAGCGGGCTCTTGACGATGTAGTGACCGAGCCCGGCAAGGCCGCTCTCCGTGAACTGCAAACGGCGGGAGTTCGCGTATCCGAGCCCCCATAGCTTTTCGAGCTCGTCTCTATCCATTCCGCCGGATAGCGTAACATGATGATGATAGCGCCCATTCCTCGAGCCCTTTTCCGTAACGGCTATGTACTTGAGCGGCGGGAGCCCTTGCTTTTTCCGCGCTCTCTGCACCCGGCGGATATAATTCCGTAAAAGGCGTTGCGCCTCCTCCGGGCTCTCCGGCTGGTCTTGATATGTCAAATGGATTTCGAGGTCGTCCGGCGTAAAGTTCGCGTGTAGGAGACGGACGAGCTTTTCCTCTCTATGCCGCTGATTGAGTTTCGCTTGAGCGGCGGAGGTCGGCTTGCTCCGCTTGCCTCTGCTCCGGCCTTGCCGATAGGTCGGGTAGATATATACGTCGAGATACTCGCCGCAATAATAGCGTTTCTCTCTGTAAACTGTTTTCATGTGATACCCTCCGACGAGAGCTCGCCTATGGTCGGTTTGTTAATATTCCATACGAGCCCGTAAAAACGCGCTTGGCGCTCGATTTTTTGTCCTTGCATACCGTCCCGGAGAGTGCTATAATAATAAAGGTATGAGTAATCGCTCGTCTTTTCCGGGACGAGTCCCCGCCGACGTTCTGCAAAGCGTCGGCGGTTTCTCTTTTTCTGTCCTGCATTGTCAATCCTCCGCGCGGCGGTAAAGTTCTACGAAGTCCGCCACGAAATCGAGGATAATCCGCTTTGCCTCATAATATATAATAGGTAGGAGCAAGAGCATAAACTCGCCGCCGACGGCCTTATAGCCTCGCCACGCGAGCGCCGCGCTCAAGCCCTTTGTGAAAACGACCGCCGTCACGATAAGCACGGCGAGGAACTCCGCCGCCGCGAGGCGGCTTTTCTTTTTTCGTCTCATTCTCTGCCTCCCGTAATTATGCGGAGCGGGCAATTATCGAGGCGCTCTTTCGACACTCTGATACCCCGCGTCGCATAAAGTGTCCCGCGAGCCGTGCAAGCGCCGTCGCTACCGCGTCCTCTGTTTCCGCCCATGTTTTCATAATATTTGCAATACGCACACGCCGTCGGGATTTTTTTCATTTGCGTTACGACGACGACTTTCCCGAGTAGCTCACTCATTTGTCCGCCTCCTCGTTCCATGCGATAGCCTTACCGCATTGACCGCAAAAGCGGTTTCGGTTTCCGTCCTCATTGTGGAGATATTCTCCGCTCCCGCAGTTCGGGCAAGCTAAAACGCCCTCGTCTCCGTCCGGGTACGGGCTCTCTTTCATTTGTAGAAAAAGAGCCGCTCGCCCCATTCGGCAAGCCTCGTTTACCGGCTCGAGGCTTTCGTAACGCTCCCGGTGTGTCGGGTCGAGGATTTCAAATGCTCTCTCGATACTTATTCTCTCTGACGGCTCCCGAGCGAACTCTTTTCGCGTAGTGTGCATACACGGATTTCCGCAATTCCGCTTGTTGCACTCGGTATTTTTCTGCGGGTCGCACTCATATAATTTCGGAAAGTTCATTTTTCGCCCTCCTCGTCCTCCGGGATAGGTGTAAAGCACTCGCAACGGAGGACGCGCTCTTTTTCGTCTGCGTGTATCGGGCTCGGGCGGCGGCTGTCCATGCGCTCTATACACGGGATGCAGTAATCGCCGTCTCTGCCCTTGCGCGGGTCGTGTACCTCTCGAATGTTGTCGCATTTCCGGCAATCGAACTCATACCGCCATTTCGGGAGGTTTGACTTTCTGTGTCTAACCATTCTCCGCCTCCTTGTGGCTTGCTCCCCGGCATTGAGCCGGGGAGCTTTTTAATTCCGAATTTTACAGGTCAAAGCCGGGCGCGACACCATCCGAATGACTCGCGTCGTAGTAGCTGACCGTGCCGTCGTAGCTCACACGCACGAAGGCCGAGGAGTTGCCCGCACGCGGGGAACGGAGCCACCAAAACCACGTCCCATCTCCGACGTGCTCTTTCACGCGGTCACGCTCACGCTTGAAAATCTCAAGTTGAAAGCTGTCCGGCTCCTCGTTCCACCAATCACCCGCGCCGAAAACGTCGGTCGCGGATGGTATCCACAGAGTATCCGCGTACTCGTGACGCTCGCCGTCGATTTCCTCGGACAAGAAACGAGGCTCGAACGCCTCCGCGAGCTCGTCCGGGAAAAGAGGGAGAATATCCTCGAGGACGTGTCGCCGTCCCTCGCTCTTGAGGTATCCGCCCTTGTTGGTCGGCGTGTCGTTCATGCGCCACTTATCCGCGAGGCAGTCCTCGAGGACGAAGCGGGCGCGCTTCTCGTTGACATATCCGCCGCAAACGGCGTTGACGTGCTCGCCGTTCTTGAGCTCGATAGCGAACTTGTCTCCCGGGCGGATAAGCTCGAGGCCGTTCCCGCTCGAAATGGCCTTTTTGAGCTCCACGAAAGAGATTTCCTTGTTCCTTGTGGTAATGAGTTGCATCGTCTTTTCCTCCGTTCAAAAGATTTTACAGAAATAGTGATTGCCGATAATCATATCGACGCTCTCGTTATAGGGCGCGGTCGAGAAATAGACCGTATCCTCCGAAAGAATGTGCTCCCGCTCCTCTATGGCGGTATGCACCGCGAGATATTGCTCCTTGTCCGGCTCCGCCGAGTAGAGGTACGGAGCGGGGGAGAATTGCCATACGTCGCCGTATTTCTGAAATACGACCTCCTCGACCGTATCCGGGAAATAGTCGGAGAGCATACGGTTTAGAACGACCTCGACGACGGCGACTTGTCCCTCGAAACTTTCGCCGCGCGCCTCGTGGTAGACGAGGCAAGCGAGGATATAAACGTCCTCGTCGCTGAAATGGAGCTCCGCGTATCTGTTCTCGGGCTCCGGCTCTACCGGCGGCTCCTCGGGCTCCTCCGGCGTTTCCTCCGCCGCTGTCTCCGGCAAGGCCGGAGCCGGTGCTATGTATGCCAGCGTTTGCCGTTCCGCCGCGAGCGGGATTTCCTGCTCGAGTGTCTCCCGCTCCTTGCCCGCCCGGAGTGCGATAATGAGCCCCAGCACGAGGACGAGCGAGAGGAGGATACCGGCTTGCATCCGGCGGCGGCGCTGTCTGCGACGTTTCCGCCGCTCCTTCCTCGTCATGGTCTGCCGTCCTCCGGCGTATCCTCGGCGAGCACGATATACTCGCACTCCCGGGCGATTGCCGTCCACCGAACGCCCCATTTGCGGGCGGCGGCGTGTACGGCCTCATATTTGTTCACGCCGTTTACGGTGAGCTCGCCGTATTCCTTGTGACGGACGAGGTATAATTTCATCGTCCCGGCGAAGCGCGGGCGGTATCCCGCCGGTGCTGATTTCTCGTGCTTCATTCTGCTACCCTCCCGTCGATAAGCTGAAAGCTCTCTCGGATAGTCACGGGCTCGCGTCTGCCTACGTCAAACTCGAGGACACAATATCGCCCGGCGGGATGAACGTAGACGACCGTCCCGGGGATTGCTTTCGGCTTGCCGTCCTTGCCCGGAACGTCGAACGTCGCGGGCTTTACCGTGATGCGGTCGCCGAGCTTAATCATTCGACGACCTCCGGCGTGTCTGCCGCCTCCGTGGGCTTGTCCGCCGCCGGAGCCTTATCGCTCGCCGCGCGGAGGAAAGCGGCTCGGAGCATATTCACGAGGGGAGAGGCCGTCGCCGGAGTCGCCGGAGCATCCGCTTTCGGATTGTCCATGTCCGCCCGCTCGACGAAACCGCATAAAATCGCCGCCGAGACTACCTCACCAACGAAGCCGCCGACCTCGCTCTCGGCGAGCGTCTGTGTCCTCGTGCGGACTCTGAAAGCGCCGGTCTTGAAATCAAAGACGACATACGCCCGCTTTCCCTCCGGCGGCTCGATTTTGACCGCCGCCGCGTCCGCGATAACTTCCTCCGGGCTCGGTACGGTATAACCGGCCTTTTTCAGAGTGTCCAGTTGTGCCGCGTCGAGGGCGAACGCCTCGCCGCCGAGTTTCTTTGAATAGAGCTTTTTCATTTGTGCGACCTCCTTAATCATTCGACTCGCTGATAACGGCGATTTTTGCGAGGGCGGACGTTTGCGCCCATTCCTCGGCGAGAATACGGGAACTCCGCTCGAACTCCTGCGAGAGAGCGGCGAAAGCGTCCTCGTTTCTGTCCTTGACCGCGCTCCACATTTCTTTATGGACTTTCTCAATGTCGGTGTGCGTCTGCTTTGTGCGCTCGATGCACTCTTTCAGCTCCGCCCACGCCTCACGGTCAGAGGCGAAGCCGCGCCCGCGTTCCTCCATCGTGCCGGAGACGGCCTCCG